ATAATATATTAATATATATATACTTAAAATATATATATTAGTATATACTATATTTTGAGATGGAGATTCTCCCTTATCTGTCTCTTGGTAGGTGGGCAATCCCACCCTTTCTTTGTCTGCCTACCTTAAAAACGGAGAGATGATGCAGAAACTTGCTGCAATGAAAGACAAGATATCCCAGTTACCCGTAGAACAGCAGGTAGAATTACTGGATCTTCTGGCAGAATTAGAGGAAGTGGAGAACAAATCTACTTCCAAAGATGACTTCATTAGTTTTGTTAAATTGATGTGGCCTAGTTTTATATCTGGTGCTCACCACAAAAAGATGGCTAATGCCTTTGAGAGAGTGGCTAGGGGTGAGCTAAAGCGTTTGATCATCAACATGCCACCCCGACATACCAAGTCAGAGTTTGCTTCTTTCCTTTTGCCTGCATGGTTTCTTGGTAAATATCCCGAAAAGAAAGTTATTCAGACGGCACACACAGCAGAACTGGCTGTAGGATTTGGTCGTAAAGTTAGAAACTTGATACAATCAGATGATTTCCAGAAAGTTTTTAGTGGCATTACCTTGTCATCAGACTCGAAAGCTGCGGGTAGATGGAACACAAACAGGCGTGGTGATTACTTTGCGATTGGTGTTGGCGGTGCAGTTACTGGTAAAGGTGCGGATCTTTTGATCATAGATGATCCTCACAGCGAACAGGACGCGCAGCAAGGGCAGTTTAACTCTGATGTCTACGACAGAGTCTATGAATGGTATACATCAGGCCCACGACAGCGTCTACAGCCAGGAGGAGCTATCATTGTTGTGATGACTAGATGGTCTAAGAAAGATCTCACTGGTCAGATTCTGCAATCAACATCAGATCGACAGGGTATGGATGACTGGGAAGTAATAGAGTTTCCTGCAATCATGCCGTCAGGTAAACCGTTATGGCCTGAGTTCTGGTCTCAAGAAGAACTGGATGCATTGAAAGCAGAACTTCCTGTATCGAAATGGTCAGCTCAGTATCAACAAGACCCTACTGCTGAAGAAGGTGCGCTCATCAAAAGGGAGTGGTGGCAAGAATGGGATAACAATAGACCGCCACAGTGTGAGGCTGTCATACAATCTTGGGATACCGCGTTTCTCAAAACACAAAGATCAGACTATAGCGCCTGTACAACATGGGGTGTGTTCTACTATGAGGGCAAACCTAATATAATTTTGCTTGATGCATTCAAAGAAAAGCTAGAGTTTCCTGATTTGAAACGTGCAGCATACGATAAGTACATGGAGTTTGAGCCTGACCAGATGATCGTGGAAAAGAAAGCTTCTGGTGCGCCTCTGATATTTGAGCTTAGATCTATGGGTATTCCAGTTACAGAGTTTACACCTTCGCGTGGACAAGATAAGATTGCTAGGGTAAATGCAATAACAGACCTATTCGCAAGCGGCTCAATATGGTATCCTCCTACTAGATGGGCAGAAGAAGTGATTGAAGAGTGTGCATCATTCCCCTCTGGGGATCATGATGATTTAGTAGACTCGACCACACAAGCTCTGCTAAGGTTTAGGCAAGGCGGTTGGGTAAGAGCCGAAATGGATGACTGGGATGATGAGCCAAGATATCAAAGACCAGTCGAATATTACTAGGAGATAGTCATGGCTATTGAAAAGCAGATGGAGCCTTCAGATTTAGAAATCGAAGAAACGGATGCTGAGAATATCGAAGTAGAAGTTATAAACCCTGATGCGGTATCGATTGATACTGGTGACGGTGGAGTGATCATAGACTTCGAGGGTGACATAACCGAAAGTATTATAGGGCCAGACCATGACGCAAACCTAGCTGAGTTTATCGATGATGCAGAGCTACAATCAATGGCGTCTGAACTCGTAGGAGAATTTAATTCTGATCGCGAGTCTAGAAAAGATTGGGCTAGAGCCTATGTCAAAGGGTTAGATCTTCTTGGAATGAAAATAGAAGAGCGTAGCCAACCGTGGCAAGGGGCATCGGGTGTGTTTCATCCAATTCTTACAGAAGCCGTTGTTAGGTTTCAGGCACAGGCAATGGGTGAGTTATTCCCTGCGTCTGGGCCAGTAAGAACCAAGATCATGGGTAAATTAACCCCAGAAAAAACAGATCAAGCTGACAGAATCCAGACGGAAATGAACTATCTTCTGACTGAAGAGATGACGGAATACCGTGATGAGACAGAGCAAATGCTCTTCAAGCTGCCGCTTGCAGGATCTGCTTTTAAAAAAGTTTACTATGATCCGTTAGAAGATAGACCTGTGGCTATGTTTGTTCCTGCAGAAGACTTTGTGGTGTCCTATGGCGCATCAGATTTGGCATCGTGTCCTAGATATACACACATCATGAAGAAAACATCTAATGAAATATTAGAGCTACAGGTAGCAGGGTTTTACAAAAAGGTTGATCTTCCTGAACCAGAGCCAGACTTCTCAGACATTCAGGAAAAATATGATGAGCTTGATGGTGAGAGCGCAGTCATAGAGGATGATGATCGTCATACGATTCTTGAGATGCACGTTACAATGAACATGCCAGATGAGTTTGATGATCCTGATGGAATAGCAAGACCCTATGTGATTACAATTGATAAATCTTCTCGTGAGATATTAGCAATTAGAAAAAACTGGTATGAGGAAGATGCAAAGAAAAAGAAAAGATTACACTTCGTACATTACAAATACCTTCCTGGATTGGGTTTCTATGGTACAGGTCTTATACATCTCATCGGTGGATTGGCTAAATCGGCAACGTCAATACTTCGCCAACTTATTGATGCGGGTACATTATCTAATTTGCCTGCGGGTCTTAAAGCTCGTGGTCTCCGCATTAAAGGTGACGACACCCCTCTTATGCCAGGTGAGTTCAGGGACGTGGATGTTCCAGGTGGTGCGATACGGGATTCAATTACGTTCATCCCTTACAAAGAGCCATCAGGAGTTCTCTATTCGTTACTTGGCAACATTGTCGAAGAAGGACGCAGGATAGGCTCTGTTGCAGACATACAGGTGGGAGACATGAACGCTCAAGCACCTGTGGGTACAACGCTTGCTCTTATGGAGCGTAGCATGAAAGTTATGTCTGGTGTGCAAGCACGTATGCATGCCGCTATGAAGAACGAGCTACGGCTGCTATCAAAGATTATTCGTGACTATATGCCTTCTGAATATGCGTATGAGATGGACGGTGACTTTGATAGACAAAAAGACTTTGATGCTCGTGTTGATGTTATACCTGTTTCAGATCCTAATGCTGCTACGATGTCTCAAAGGATTATGCAGTATCAGGCGGCGTTGCAGCTTTCTCAGCAAGCTCCTCAATTATATGACATGGGGAAGCTGCATCGTCAGATGCTAGAGGTATTGGGAATACAGGATGCAAGTGATATTGTTAAATTACCTGATGATATTAAGCCTGCTGATCCTGTTACAGAAAACATGATGATGCTCAAGCAGGAGCCAACTAAAGCATTTAAGTATCAAGATCATGAAGCGCACATAGCGGTGCATATGTCTGCGATACAAGATCCTAAAATGCGTGAGATGGTAGGTCAGTCTCCGTTTGCACAGGCTATCGGAGCAGCTATGTCAGCACATGTTACTGAGCACGTTGCCTTTCAATACAGACGTGAGATCGAAAAGATGCTTGGAGTAGAAATGCCAAATGAAGATCAGCCGCTACCAGAAGACGTGGAGGTGGAGATCTCAAGATTAGCAAAAGATGCAGCAGAAAAACTACTACAAAAAGATCAGGCAGAAGCTCAACAAGAGCAGATTCAGCAACAACAGCAAGATCCTGTTGTACAAATGCAACAAGCAGAACTGCAAATGAAGCAAAGAGAACTGGAGCATAAGATCCAAATGGATACGCAGAAGTTGCAGCTTGATGCGATGGCAAAAAGTTCAAATGCACAAATTCAACAGGAACGTATTTCCGCTGAGAATCAACGTGAGGGTGCACGTCTTGGCGTAAAACTAGCCACCGATCTGGATAAATCACAGCGTGAAGACCAGAAAGAAGGCGCAAAACTGGGTATCGAAATAGCGAAGGAGCTTGTAAAGGGAGATGAGTGATACTGTGTTTTCGCTGTTAGGGCGAAAGCTTGATGAGTATGAGGAAGATATTAAGACATATCTTGCGTCTGGTCAGGCAGAAGATCTTAGTGCGTATAATCGTTTAGTAGGACGATGTGATCTTGTAAAAATTATACGGCAAGATTTAGAAGATATAGAGAAAAGATATATTGAAAATTAAAAATTTTTTTACTATTGTCCCAATTAGGGAGTATTCGTGGATGTCCACGCAAGGTGACTGTGAACCTTTAAATCACTGCAAGGTATTGAAATGTATACAGGAAATACGACTACAGAAGACAAAGTAGCTAATCAGCTACCACAGCCAAAAGGATATAAGATCCTGATCGGCGTACCAGAAATCAGCGACAAAACAGAGGGTGGGGTGTTTATGCCTGATGGTCTAAAGGCCGCAGAAGAAACGGCTTCTATCATTGGTTTTGTTATGGAACTAGGCCCAGATGCCTATGCTGACAAAGATAAATTCCCACATGGAGAGTACTGCAAAAAGGGAGATTTTGTAATCTTTAGATCTTATTCAGGCACTCGATTCAAGATACATGGGAAAGAGTTTCGTCTTATTAATGATGACACTGTAGAGGCAGTGGTTGAAGATCCAAGGGGGTATACAAGAATATGAACCAAGTAGCAGAACAGCAAGTAGAGTTTGAAGAAGAGACGGTAGCAGAGGCTATTGAATCCGCAGAAGCCGAAACGGAAACAGAAGATGATGGCTTTGAAATAGAAGTTGTTGATGATACGCCAGAGGAAGATAAGGGAAAGCCTAGAAGGGCTGAAGGAGTTGAGCCTAAAATTCCAAATGATGAAGAGATAGAAAATTATAATGAGAATGTTCAGAAACGCATTAAACAATTAAAATATGAATTTCATGAAGAGCGTAGAGCAAAAGAAGAGGCTGCTCGTCTTCAGGACGAGGCTTTACGATATGCAGAGCAAATCAAACAAGAGAACGACAGGCTTAAAAAAACCATCAATGATGGTGAGGCGGTTTTAGTTAATCAAGCCAAAGGTCGGGTAGACGCACAACTTGAAAAAGCTGAAGCTGCATATAAATCAGCTTATGAAACAGGAGACGCTGACGCTTTAATCGAAGCTCAAAAAAATATTGCAAAGCTTAGTGTCGAGAAAGATAAGTATGAATCATACAGACCTAAACCTTCACCAAAGGCTCAACCAGAGCCACAGTATCAGCAGCAGACAATGCAGCCAACTAAGCCTAGTCAAATGGGTGTGGATTGGGCAAAAGACAATCCTTGGTTTGGGCCACACAGTTCTGAGTATGATCCTGAAATGACAGGGTACGCTTTTGGTGTTCATGAAAAACTTATTAAAAGTGGTATTGCGCCAGATACCGAAGAGTATTATAATCAAATTGATGATGCGGTTCGCCGTGTCTTCCCAGATAGGTTTGACGATGAGCCTTTTGAGGAACCCGCACCTCAACGTCAAGCAGGCAACGTGGTTGCCCCCGCTGCTAGAAGTGGAAAAAAACCACGCAAAGTGCAACTGACCTCAACGCAAGTCTCTCTCGCCAAGAGGCTTGGTCTGACAAATGAGCAATATGCGGCGCAATTAATGAAGGAAGTGAAACGATGACGAACCGAAACTCACGCAACAAAGAGACTCGTGAAGAGTCTAAACGTAAGGTGTCATGGACGAGACCTTCTATGTTACCTGTCCCCGAACCCAGAGAAGGTATTGAATACCGTTGGATTCGCACATCAACACTTGGACAGAGTGATAATACGAATGTTTCTTCTAGATTTCGTGAGGGATGGACGCCTGTTCGTAAAGAGGATCACCCAAACCTTCAAGTTGTGTCTGATATCGATTCTCGATTTACAGACAATATTGAGGTCGGTGGATTACTGCTATGTCAGAATGCTACCGAAAATGTGCAGGCTAGACGTGATGCACAGCTTCAACAGGCTGAAAGCCAAATGGAGGCTGTGGACAACAGCTACTTGCGTAACTCAGACCCTCGTATGCCCGTTCTAAATCCAGAGCGAAGCACACGATCTTCGTTTGGCAAGTGACTCGAAAGGGTAGCTTGTCGTAATTTTAAACTTTTAGGAGTATGAGACATGGCTACTACAGCAGCTCCCTACGGTCTACGTCCGATCAGACGATCAGACGGAATGCCGTATGCAGGTTCTACGAACCAATTTCTCATCGATCCCGCAGGTGAGGCCACGAATCTATTTTATGGTCAAGCTGTTATAATCGGGGCAGATGGGTTTATTGCTTTGGCTACAGGTACAGGTGGAGACCTTACCTCCAACAGCATTTCAGGCACTTCAGGCGTTGGCGCGATAGGCGTTTTCGTTGGTTGTGAATATGTAAACTCTTCAGGTCAACGTGTTCAGGCACAGTACTATCCATCTGGAACAAACAGTGGTAATACTGCGATCAAAGCCTATGTGATTGATGATCCGAATGTATTATTTCAAGCACAGCTTGATGGTTCGGGTGCTCAAACAATCATCGGCACAAACACATTCTTTGCGGCAGCGCAGAGCACCTCAACTGGTTCTACAGTCACAGGTAACTCTACGTCAGCATTGGATGCTAGTGTGGTAACTACAGCGGCAGCATTTCGCATCGTTGCTCACGTGTCAGATCCAAGTGATGCTTATCCAGATGTTCTTGTTAAGTTCAATCCTGGTGCTCATCAAATGACAAATAATGTTGGCTTATAAGGAGGTTAGACGATGGCTATATCACGCGCACAGCTCCTTAAAGAGCTACTACCAGGTCTTAACGCTCTGTTCGGTTTAGAGTACGAAAAGTATGAAGGCGAACATGCAGAGATCTATGAAACCGAAAACTCAGATCGTAGTTTTGAAGAAGAAGTGAAGTTGTCAGGATTTGGCGCAGCTCCAGTTAAAGCTGAGGGTGCATCAATATCTTACGACAATGCACAAGAATCATTCACAGCTCGTTACAACCACGAAACGGTTGCAATGGGATTTTCTATTACTGAAGAAGCAATGGAAGATAACCTGTATGATTCACTATCTGCTCGTTATACTAAAGCTCTTGCCAGAGCTATGGCGTACACAAAGCAGGTTAAAGCGGCATCTTTGCTTAATACAGGCTTCGACACATTTAAGTCAGGTGACGGATCGTTCTTGTTTGCAACTGACCACCCAACTGTTGAGGGCGTCACAAATGCAAACGAACCTGCGGTTGCGGCTGATTTGAACGAAACATCTTTAGAGCAAGCGGTTATTGATATTGCTGCGTTCACTGACGAGCGCGGTCTATTAATTGCAGCACGTCCTCGTAAGTTGATCGTTCCACCTGCATTGATGTTTGTTGCGACTCGCTTGCTACAGACAGATCTTCGTGTCGGAACAGCCGATAATGATATCAACGCAATCAACGCTAATGGCTCCATACCAGAAGGTTATCGCGTAAATCATTATCTAACTGATACTGATGCATTCTTCTTAACTACAGATGTTCCAAATGGCATGAAGCACTTTGTGCGATCTCCAATGCAGACATCTATGGATGGAGACTTTGATACAGGAAATGTTCGCTACAAAGCTAGAGAGCGTTATTCTTTTGGTGTATCAGACCCACTAGGAATGTACGGATCTCCAGGTGCATAAGTTCAATTGAACTTTTAGAGGGGGCGGGTTACTCGCCCCTTTCTTTTTTTTAAAAGTATGTTATTCTGAATTTGGGGTAACACAAGCCTTGCAGACAGGATCCCGCCCCACCTGACGTTGCACAGACTGCTAGGCTAAACCTTGTGCAAGGGGTATTAATATGGCTTCAACTACATTTTCAGGCCCAGTGACATCTACTGCGGGTTTTATTAGCGGTTCAGATTCTCTGGTTTCTATTGCAGCAGATACAACAATTACGGCTACTGCACACGCAGGTCGAACAATGAATTTAAATATAGCATCTGGTGCTACTGTAACTTTGCCTGCCGCTTCAGGTACAGGCAACACATATCGTTTCTTTGTTCAGACAACCGTGACTTCTAACAGCTATAAGATTCAAGTTGCTAACGCTAATGATACAATGTCTGGCGTTGCAGTGGTTGCAAACGATGGTGGTGCTACAGCTTCTATATTTGAGACAGCAGCAGATAGCGACACGATTACTTTAGATGGCTCTACAACAGGTGGTATCCTTGGTGGTCACATTGAAATTCAAGATGTTGCATCAAACAAATTTCGTGTTCTTATAAATCAAGCAGCAACAGGATCAGAAGCTACTCCGTTTAGCGCAGCCGTTTCATAGGTGAATCATGGGTAAATTAACTGCGATGAGGCCCCGTAAAGGGGTTCGTGCAAGGAACAAAGACGGGACATTGAAAGCTGATGATCCGTCAACTCCTGACGTAAATGAAGCATGGGAGGGTGGTAAAGCACCTGCAAAGCGCAAAACTTCCAAAAAGAAAAAGGAGTAGAATATGCGTTCTGATGTACAATCTAAACGTGTTACTGGCACAGGATCTCTTGCTGTCGGCCCTGCTAGAATTAGGCAGATTCAGGTTCTCACAACATCTGGATCTCCGCGTCTAACTATTACAGATAGCAATGGCGGTGCTACAGTTCTTGATTTAGACTTTAAAGCGTCTGATTCTCACTCAGTAAATATTCCGTCTGATGGTATTCGTGTTAGTGACATACATGTTTCAGCGTTTACAAACATCACTGCGATGACAGTATTCTACAACTGAGTAGGCTCATGGCTGAAAAGAAGAAAAAAGGCGAAATGCCTAAACGCAATAAGAAAAATTTCCGTCCCACTAAATCTGGGGCGGGAATGACTAAAGCGGGTGTTGCAGCT